CAGCGAGGAAGGCTTGATAAGCGACCATCGCCGCTTCCATTCGATCCAGCGCGGCAAGCGCCGGCCGGTAATCCACCATCGGGCGGGCAATCTGGCGCCGGACAGTTATGGCACTCCGCACCACGTCCGGCGGCACCGCTTCCGCCTGTTCCGGGCGAAACAACGCCTTTAGCTGGCGCCTGATTTCTGCCCGTGTGTCAGGCTGGTCCTCGGCTTGGCGCAACGCCTCCAACTGCCGCCGATACCGGCGGATGGCTTCAGGCGACCAAGCATCATGCAAATCGGGCGGGACAATCTCGCCGCCTTCAAGGATCAGGAACCCGTCGCCGCTTTCCAAAAGGATGCGGCTACCGTTCTCCTGTAGGAGGTAGCTGGTCACTACGCCGCTTCGGTCGCGTCGCCGTCAGCCGTTAGCTCGGCAATGCGAGCCGGTGACACGCCGGCCGCAATGAGCATCCCGACCACGCGGGGGCTGTCGAGATTGACAACAGGCACGCCGCCCTCGGCAACCTTCTCGATAAGCGCCATGAGAAGCAGTGGGTTGCTTGCGACCGCGGCCTTTTCGGCATCCGTGGCGCGATTGATGAACGCTACCAGCGTGATAACGCGGATTACAAGCGCCGGCGCGGGCGGCTTAGGCAGGGCATCAAGCGCCGCTTGCACGTCCGCACCCGGCGGCACGCGCAAGACGACTGCACCGGCCTCGTTTTGTATCTCGGTTTCGCCGTTCGCCAGCGCGCGAATAACAGTTGTCATCATGCCGCCCTCACCGCAACTTGAGGATAAGTAACTGCGCCAAAGGTCGGCGTTGCGCTTGCTGTTGCCGGCAAAGCTCCGTAAGTAAAAGACTCTGTGCATCCGTGGACAAAAGAACTTGATGTAGCAAAAACGCTATTAAGAGAACTTCCGATCATATTTGAGGACATATTTGTGCCGGCGGTGTTAATAAGGCCATATATACCTCCTCCCACAGAATAAGCCGATTGATTAAAGGTAACTCCAAGCCAATAAAGACCAGGGCGCGGAAAAGTATAATTTCCTGAAATTGCGATACCGTTCCAACTTGGCGCTGTCCCGAAAGAAAGATTTGCGGTTTCTCCCGCATCAAGCAACAAACTGCCCGGCCCGGTTGTCGCGCTGCCGTAAATGCCTAAACGAGCTTTTGAGCCAGCCACAAGGTTGGTAGAGCTTGCAAGTGCTATGCCAATATCGCTGATTGTAAAACCGCGCCATACAGCAAACGGAACGTAATAAAGAGTTCCTGTTGCAAAAGTATTGCCGGCATTAACAGATGCCGCGTGGTTGGAATAGTACCGACCTGAAATCGCCGCCCCAAAGGCCATGTCCGCATAGACCGGATTAGCACCGCTGCCGCCGCTGGTAAGCACCTGCCCGGCCGTGCCCGGCGCTAGCGCCGTCCACGCCGAGGCGCCGCGATAGGTCAGCGCGCCTTGGGTAGTAGACAGCCCCCCAAGTAGCGCATTAGCCGCCGCGCTCGCCGTGGTCTGCCCCGTGCCGCCACTACCGATGGCAAGCGTACCGCCGAGGGTCAGGGTGCCGCTGCTGGTGATAGGCGTGCCGGTGAACGTAAGCCCCGTGGTTCCGCCGGTTGCATCGACGCTTGTAACGGTGCCGCCGCCACTAACGCTGAGGGTGCCACCCGTTGTGATGGACAGGCCTGAGCCGATGATGACCCCGCCAAGCGCGCCTGTGGTTGCGGCCGGCAAGGCGCTACTGGCCAGGTTAGTTATGCCCGAACCGTTGCCGTAGATTGTGCCGGCCACGCCCAGGCCGCCGGCTACAGTTAGCGCGCCCGTGGTGGTGCTGCTGCTCGCTGTGGTCGCCGTAACCGCCATCGACGGCGCTTCAAAGCGAGCGTTCCCGAGCGTGCATGTTAGCGTCAAGCTGCTGCCGCTAGCGCCCGTGCCAAGGCGCCAATAATCGCCTGTCGAAAGATAAAACCGCGTTTTGTGGCCAGCCTGTAAAATATGCGCGTCGGTGCCGTAGGCGCCAAGAGCAGGAGCAAGGTAGCTATTCGTCAGGCTGTCAGGCGCAACCGCGCCGCCGCTACCCACGCTCAGGACAGTGCCAGTGACGTTTGACGCCTGAATGCCATTCGTGAACCGTGGCGCATCGCCAAGCCCCGGCCCGATTTGCAACGCAATCGGCACCGTCGCATTAAAGGCGTTGATCGCCAGACCAATAGATGCCGAGTTGACCGTTTGCCCTGCCAGCGGCGCCACGTCGATTTCTAGCCCGACCAGCGTTGGGCTGGTCACGCCCGCGCCGCTTCGCGCAATTAGGTTTCCGCCAAACGCTATGCCGCCATTCGTATTCACCACCGCATCAGTTAGCAGCGGGGTTGTGTCGCCGCTTGCGCCGTCTGCGCGGGAAACGAGGAACAGCGACGCGGCTGCCGCTGGCGCGCTGGTGGGTGCGTTGACTGAGGTAAACGAGGCCGTGAGCGCCGCGAAAGCATAGGTCGATCCAGGCCATAGACCGCCCTCGCCCGTCGCCGAGGTGGAGCTATTTTTGCCTTCCCAATTAATACCAACAAGCCCGCCCGGCGTCGCCGTGCTGTCGATCTGCCGGAACAAACCACCGCTGCCAGCAATCGCCGCCGCCGTGGTCTTCACCGTCGCGCCGCCCTGCACAATCGGAACAGGCTCGCTACCCGTTAGCGTTGTTGCTGCGGGAAGGCCGCTAATCGTGCTGTCGGTCATGGCCTAGTTAAGCCCCGCCGCGCGACCATCCGAACCGCGTTCGATCATCCTCACCCGCCCGCCCTTGCGAACGCCCATCGCCCGACCATCCGGCCCGCGTACAATCTCAGCCGGCGCGGCAATGTCAGACGCAACGCTCTCTAGCCGCGCCTCGATGACTTGCGCCTGTTGCGCCACCGCTTGCAGCATCTGCACCGCTTGGCCAAGCGCCGCCGTCACCTGCTGAAGCCTCGCGTCAATCGGTTGCGTCATGCTGCCCGCGATTTCAGCTTGCCGGCGCGATAGCAAATCCTCAAACTGCACCTCACGCGGCCCCGCGATCTTCATTCGCTCCATTTCGCGCGCATTCTCGCCATCCTGCTGGCGCATCGTCAAATCAGCCTGAGACACGGCGCGGCGCAACGCGAAATCCTCGCGCGCCGCTTCGGCCTTCATGCCCATTTCCTCGCGCGCAAGCTGCAAATCGGTTGCCGCCTTTTCGCGCATAATTTGAATATCAGCCTGAGCCCTGGCACGCTGCAATTCGATATCCGCCTCCATTTTTTTCTGTTCGAGCTGCATCTTGGCTTGCGTTTCCTGAACTTTTGGATCGGGCGCCGGGCCTTGCGCGGATTTCTGTTGAAGCGCGGCCATGCTCTGCTCAATCGCGCCCTCTAGCTGCCGCCCCGCGCGGTACTGCCGCACAAGCCAACTAACCGTCTCAGACACCATCGGCAGCATCTCCGGCGCCGATTGCACCATTGGCATGGCTTCTTTCAGAAAGCCCCCGACCGATGCCAAAAACTCTTGCGCCGCTTGCTTGTTCGCCGCGTCATCGCTGGCAATCGTGCTATCCGTCTCGACGTCTATACGGAAAGACCGCAGGCGATCATCGTGCAGCAGCCCGAAAACGCTCTCGACCGTAGGCGTGCCAGGCGGGATGGGCTGCCCCGTCATCATCGCCTGTTGTTCGCTCGGCAACTCCATGCTGGCCATCTGCATGACGGTTTGTGGCTGGAAGTGATCCGAAATTATCTCACCAGCAATGGCGATAAGATCGCGCGCAAATCGCGCAACCTCGCCCTGCATGTCCGTTAGCCGCAGATTGGCATAGCGTCCCTTGATCTCTTGCGCCGTCGCCGTCTCTGCCGCGTTGCTCGCGCCTCGCACAATGTCAGCAATGCCGGTGATCTCGTAAATCTCTTGCTTCACCACCTGCATTTGCGCGGTCACTTGCGCCAGCGCCGCTACGATGGTGTCCAGCGGCAGATAATCAATCACACCCTTCAAGCCGCCACGCTCGGCAAGCCCGCTCCAATTTTGAACAGGGATTAGCTTATTCTCTGCGCCCGTGAGCAGCCGCCCCAGGCTCGCATCCTGCGCGCCATCGTACACGCCGGCCACCTTGCACGCCTCGGTCAACAGCGCGCGGCGATGGTTCAACTCGTCAAGCTCGGTCGCTTGATCCTGATACAGCGCGTAATCCGGCACTGGGATGAGCGTGTCGGTCGTCGTCGTCGCATACAGCGGGCGAGGGCACGGGAAAAAGTCTTCTAGCCCATACGGGTCGTCGCGCTCATCCAGCAACTCAGGAAACCCGCGCGATAACCACACCACGCCCTTCGTGTGCTTGTTCCACATCTCATAGATCCAAGCCCGCGCGTAAATCTCGTTTCGCGACCTCGCCGATGAATCGTTTTTGTCAGTTGGCGGCTTCGCATCCAGCGGCACGCGAGAGCCGATATCTTGGCCAAACCGCTCAATCAACTGCTTGCGCGTCATCATCACGCGACGCCAAACCAAATACACCTCTGACCACGTCCGGGCTTGGTTGTGCCCAAAGTCCTCCCAGCCGATGTAGTCAAACTCGACGCATTCACCTTGCAGCCGCTCGGTCTGTTCGGCATTTTCGCCGCCGGCCTCGCTCGCGTCGTCCGTAATCGTCGCTTCGGCCGATTGCGCTTCGGTGTAAGCGTCGTATCGAACCCACGCCGTGCCACGGCCGGCTAGCAGCCGATCATCTCGAACCGCCTTCATCACCTGGTCAAAGCGCCAGTTGCCAATGGTGAAAGTGATTGCGCGCTCTAAGATTTCCGACGCCGTTCGCGCCACCGGGTCCGCATCGCGCCAGCGCCGCTCAACCACCGGAACCGGCATGCGAGCGTAGAGCGCCGGCTGCAACGTCTGGACGTTGCTCCACAGAATGTTGAACCGCTTGCCGTTGTCCTCGCGCGAGTAGGCTTCAACGCGCCTCTCGTCACGGTACAGCTTTACGATCTTGCGCGCACGCCGCACCCAATCTTTGCACCACCGATCATAGGTATCAATCTCGGTGCGATATTGTAGGTAGGGACGTTCTGCAATGTCTGCATCTTGGCCGGCGCTTTCAGACACGTCAGATGGTGCCTTCGCCGACCGTGACATAGAGCGTTGCGGTGCTGCTGCCCGTAATCGCCGCCACCGTCACCACGTCGAACGGTTTGGCCACCACGACCAAGCTATTTGCCGGTACCGGGAAGTCGGTCGCCACCGCCGTTTGCGTGCCCGTGCCCCAACGCACGAATACCGGCACGCTCCCAACATTCATTAGCCGCATGACGGAAAAGCCCGTAGCAACGGTCGCGCTCGCGCTGGTCGTGCTGCATGAGATAGATACCGTCGCGCCTGGCGAGAATACGCCGGTCATTGCCATGCCTGTTGCTCCTAAATGCGCTGCGATGCGCTGCCGCGTTCGGCATCGCGCCAAAGCTGGTCGAGAGTGACTGTCGATTCCCCGCCGATAACGATTTCGGCCAAGCGCGGCTTTGGCACGACCACCGGCGCAATCTCGCGCCACGCCATCGCCAGATAGCGAAACGCATCGGCGCTGTGACTGGTCCAGTCGTGCCTTGGCGTCGGGCGGAAGACCTTTGCTTTCTCGTCGTACTCGCTGCGATACTGCCGCAACGCCTCTAGCCCGTTGCGTGTGCCATCGGCATCGAACCAGCAGTGCGCCATCGTCAACCGCGCTGCGTTGATACCGTCATCGATCTTGTGCGCTGGCACTAGGCGAGGCTTGCGGCCAAGGCTGATAAGCGTCTCTACCCGCGTGCGCCCAGTCTCTAGCGACCTCACGCGCGCATCGTGCGGCACCCAGTCGATGCCCTGCGGCAAGCCGGTAGTCCGCGCCGCGATCTCTGCCGCGTAATGCGACAAAGGATGCCCATGGTTTTCGTAGTGCGAGCAAACCCGCACCTCGCCGCCGGCAATCTGGAAAAACCACAGCGCCGTGCTGTCGCCTATGCCTAGATCCCACGCGACATGCACCGGCAGGCTAGGCTCAAACGGCACCACGCCAATCCGCCCCAGACGCTCAGCCTCGGCAACCTCTTTACCGTAGTATGCGCCTAGGATCGCAGCATCGAAGCTGCACTCGTATTCCTGCGCGTATTGTTCTGGCGTCATGTCGCGCTGCGCCGCCGCTAGCTCACTTGCCGCGAGGATGCCCGTCTCGCTCGCCTTGAGCATGTGGCGCGACCAGTCCTCTTGCACGCCGGCCGCGTCGTAGATCGAATAGAACCCGTTGCGCCCTTTCGGGGTGCCGATGAACAACGCGCGCCCTTTGCGGTCGCTCAGGCCGGGCCGCACTACCTCGGGCCACACGCTCGGCGCCATGTCTGCGTATTCGTCGAGTATCGCGTCATCGTGGTACAGGCCGCGCATCGCCTCGGCATTCTCGGCACCGTAGAGCCTCAACCGCGCATTGTTGACCAGCGTTACGCGAAGCTCGCTCTCGTTCGGCTCGGCACCCCACGCCGGCCGCGAATACCGTTTGAGGTATTCCCAGGCCACGTCTTTCGCCTGCCGATATGTCGGCGCGATGTAGCTACAGCGCGGGTTTTCGTGCGGACATTGCAGCCCTGATAGAATGAGCCGCTGAACCGCCGCAACCGTTTTGCCTGCGCGGCGATGAGCTACAGCGATGCTAAATCGTGAGGTCGTCAGCAC